GATCCATCATTTGATTCCTTTTGTTTATCTTCAAGTGCTTGTTTTAATGTTGGATCTATGGTATTAGTGGTTCCACCTGGATTGCCACCGTCTCTTGCTTGCAATCTTGGGTCATTTAAATCTTGTGAAGTTAAGGAATCCGTAAGTTTTTGTGAGGCTGTAACAGCAAGAGGTACGTCCCAATATTCCTTCACCTCTGTTGTATCAATGGTATATGCATCAACTTGTTTTACCTTAAACATCATTCTGGCAGGAAAATCTGCCTGTCCATCTAAAGGATATTTGTAAATGGCAGGTGGTGATGGTATAGGTGAACCTTGACCATTGGGAAATTGGTCTTCCATACCGCCTCGACCTCTCATTGCTTCCTTAGCATGATAAGCATTTTCGTTTGTAACCGAACCAATATTTTGTCTACCAGCTGCAGTGGCCGCGTTTCCGGCCTTTTGTGCTGCTATTTCTTGTTTTAACGCATGGTCAGGCATAGCAATTTCCTATAAATAAAATTAGTAAATTATATCTCTATTTATATGGAAAAATGGCATATTCTGGAAAGTATAAACCAAAGAGTCTTAGCAAGTATAGAGGCGATCCTGATAAAGTGACATATCGTTCACATTGGGAAAAACTGTGCTTTTTATGGTGCGATCGCAATCCTGATGTAAAATATTGGTCATCAGAAGAAACAGTGGTACCATATTATTGGGATATTGATAAACGATACCATAGATATTATGTCGATTTAAAAATTACATTTAATGATGGTAAAACAATTTTAGTTGAAATAAAACCATCCAAGGAAACAGAACCACCCAAAAATCCAAATAAAAGTAAAAAATATATTGGTGAGGCAATGACGTATGTAAAAAATATGAATAAGTGGGAGGCTGCAAATAAATATGCAAAGGATAGGGGATGGGAGTTTCAGATATGGACAGAGAAAACACTCGACAGCATGGGTATCATGAAAGGACAAAAAGGTAAACTCAAACCTTTAAAGCCCTTAAAACCATATCGCAGAAAATCTAAAAAACCATATAAATAATGATATGAGTAATTTATTTCAAAAATTGGAATTTGAAGCCTTTCGTGCTGGTATTAACCCTCGTACAAAAGAAGCACAAGACTGGTTTCGTAAAAGAGCCAGAACAATGAAAGGTATTAGTCGCACTGAATTAATGAGTGATGAGGAAGTAAAACTTGTTAATAGGCAAAATCCTTTAATTGGATCTATGAATATGTTTTTCTATGATCCAAAACACAAGGAAACACTTCCTTACTATGATAGGTTTCCTTTGGCAATTATTGTAGGCCCTGCGCCAAAAGGTTTTATGGGATTAAATTTACATTATTTACCACCAGTTTTACGAGCCAAACTACTTGATGCATTACTTGATATCACAAATAATAACAAATATAATGAATCGACTAGGTTTCAGGTATCATACGATGTATTAAAAAGCACTAGTAAATTAAAATATTTTAGGCCCTGTTTAAAACACTATTTAACTGCTCATGTAAAATCACGTTTGGCCCGCGTATCGGCACCAGAGTGGGAAATAGCTACATTTTTACCTACAGCAAGTTGGGAAAAATCAAGTGCTGGTAATGTTTATAAAGATTCGAGGAAAGCAATATGAGTAGTGTAGACCAAATAAAATCTCTTGCATCTTCAAAACTTGGTTTTGCCAGAACAAATCAATTTCTTGTTGAGTTACCTACAACCTTTTCTGGTACTGGTGGGTTTCTAGGGCAACTCACTACCCTTCTTACAAGCGGTGTGGGACTTGGTTCTGGAGGTGGAGACCTTAATATATTATGTGCAGCTGCAACACTTCCTGGTAAACAGATATTAACACACGAACGTAGAATTGGAATGGAATTTCAAAAAGTTGCATATGGATATGCCGTTGACGATGTGTCACTTACCTTTTATGCATTAAATGATTATGGCACTCGTAAATATTTTGATTCGTGGAGACAAAGAACATTAGATGAAAGTGGCCACATTGCTGGTTATAAAAAGGACTATGCAAAGGATGTTAAAATACACCAGTTGCGTAAACCTATAAAAAACATTGGTGGTGGTCTCGGGCCGATAAAAGTAAATATAGGATTAGGAGGTGGATCTGTTTATTCTGTAAGATTAATTGATGCATTTCCTACAACAGTTCAAGCAGTTGAATTAAATAATGACATGGATGGATTGGTACAAATTAGTGTACAATTATCATATACAAATTGGGAAACAACATCAAGTGGACAAGGCTGGATTCAAGCAACTGCCGGTATCGGTGGTGGATTGGGTGGATTAACCAGTTTCTTATCATAGGAGTAAAATATGGCGCTACCGCGTTTGAATGATTCACCACAGTATGAATTAGTAATACCGTCAAGTGGAGATAAACTTAATTACAGACCATTTCTTGTAAAGGAACAAAAAATTCTTATGTTGGCATTTGAGTCCCAAGATAAGAAACAAATATTAAATGCAATATTGGATACTATCGAGGCATGTTGTCCAAATGTGGAAAAAAATAAACTTGCATCATTTGATGTTGATTATATTTTTACACAGATAAGAACCAAATCGGTTGGTGAAACAACAACCATTTCTGCAACATGCGAATGTGGACATGAAAATGATGTAGTGGTAAATTTAGATGAAGCCGTATTACATAATGAACACACAACCGATATTATTAAATTAAATAGTGAATATGCAATTAAAATGAGATGGCCGTCATATCACGAAATTGCAAATAATGATGTAATAACATCGCAGTCTGCAAAGAATACAGATATTGTTTATGAAACAATTAAAATGTCAATCGATGGTATTATGACTGAAGATGAATTTATTTTATTAAAAGACGAGTCTGCAGAGGAAGTTGATAGGTTTGTAAATTCATTAACGACTGAACAGTTTAATAAAATTAATGAATATATTTCTGCAGCTCCTACTTTAAAATATGATTTAAAATATAAATGTGAAGGTTGTGAAAAGGAAATTACTAAAACACTGGAGGGCCTACAAGATTTTTTTTCCTAAACCTTTCCCACGATTCATTGGAAAATTATTATAGGGTAAACTATCAATTACTACAAAATTTTAATTATTCGTTAACTGAGATTGATAGTATGATGCCATGGGAAAGGGAAATATATCTATCAATGCTTATAGATGATTTAAAAGAAAAAAATGAAAGGGCTACTCAAAGGGGATAACAGTGACCGATTTAAAAGCCATTAACGATACTCTAGAAGCACAAGGTGAAATTCTAGAAAACGTTGAACACAACACCGAAGCAACCAATAAAGGTATTCTAGGTATTTTTAATGAACAAAGGAGAAGTAGACTAGATGCTTTAGAAGCCCAAAGGGAAACTAAAGAACAAGGTGCTACAGTTCAAAGGGCAGCACAAAGTAGTGCTGGTGAAAGTGGTGGTGGTTTAAATATACCTGGCATGTTAGGTCTGGGTGCACTAGGCGCTAAATTGGGACAATTATTTACCCTCGGTATGTTAACTAAATTATTTAAACGTGGTATTATAGGTGGTGTTATAACATTATTGGCCGATGAGGTTGGGGATTATGTAAAAACACTTACCGGTAGTGATCTTGCAGGAGCATTAACAGAGGCTGGACTTGTTGGAGGTGGTATTGGTTATGCATTATTTGGTCCAAAGGGTGCAGTACTTGGAGCCATTGCCAGTGCAGTTGTTGTTGCAAGTAATAAATTGACACAATATCTGGAAGAGGAATTAAAGGATTATAGCCCGGATTATAATTCAGTAATTGCTGAAGCAATTGGTGCTGGTACAACAATTGCTGCAGGTGCTGGTGTAGGATTTATGGTAGGAGGACCACTTGGAGCAATTGTAGGTGCTGTAGCAGCCGGAGGTACCGAATTAGTAGGGATAATTTCCAGATATAATACTGATGAAAAATTTAGAAATCAAGTTAAGTCAATTGGTACAAAAATTGAAAGTCAACTAGAAAAAATAATGTCAAATGCTGGTGGTGTTGTTACAGATTTTCTTGCCGCATTGGGATTACCTTTTTTATCAAGTGATGAGAAAAATGCATTTGCCGAAGAATTTCCAGATTTACAAAAGGAATTGGAAGATGCACAACGCAGATTAGGAACTGAATTTTCTGCAAAGATAAGTCAACCAGGTGGTATATCAAATTTAACTCAACCAGAATTGGAAGAATTTAGGGCCCTTACGGATAGAATTGCTGAAATAAAAAGACAACGAGAACTATTTCTAACAAAATCAAATGAACAACTTGGTATCACTCCTGAAGTGTCTAATTTTGGATTTAATGACACATCATCAGATGATGTAGTAGACCCTACCCCTGCAATAAAAAATGCCGCTCAGGCTACAGTTGATGCAGTTTCAGATGTAATTGCTGATGGTAATACAGGTGTTATGAAAATACCAGGGTATGTAGCAGATTTGCCAATGAGGGCTCAAGAAAGCTATTTAATGCAAAATCAAGGATTATCACAAAGTGAGATTACAAAATTTAAGACACTGGCAAATGAAATGAATATGGGACTTATAGAATATTTGGAAAAAAATCGTACCAGTGGATCCACAATCGTTATGGATAATTCAGATAGATCAACCAATGGTAGTTCATCCACTGCCCTTATAGGATCTGGTACCAATTCATTTGATAGGAATAATCCTGTATACCTAAGGGCAGTGGCTGGTATGGGTATGTAATTAGTCTTCCTGAGCCAGTTTAGCAAAATAAGACATTGTATCTTCATCATCTTGCAGATTAACTTGTTCTGCAGTAATAGGTTCTGCAACCTTATATTCTGGTGCCGGTGCTGGAGTATTCATTTGAATTTCCTGTTGCATCGTTTGTGCACCCATTGATACCTCTTCACCTAGAACCCTAGCCAATTTAGCCTTAAGTTCATCGTATGTCTTATAGTTTTTAGGATCAGTAAACTCTTCTAGATTGTGTAACTGATTATATACAGATTCCAGTTTTGCCTCATCAGAACCATATAAAGGTGTTGGTGATGCAAACTCAGATTTATCATAGTTACGATAACCTTCAACTTGACGGATCTTCAATTTAAAGTCTGCACCTTCCCAGAAATCAAATGGGTTTACAGGCTTTTCATCTTGGAATGATGGCTGCATTACATCCATCACTTTATCAAAGATCTTCTTGCCAAATTTATAGAGAACAACACGTCCCTCGTTATGAGGTGCAGATGGATCCTCTACAACAAGAGCATTCACTACGTAGTGTAGTCGCCGTTTTTGTTTACGGGCTGTTTCCTTATCTTCTTCGTGTCCTGAATTCCAAAGCCTGGAGTTAAGCTCCCCGACTGGATCAGGTTGACCAATAGATGTAAGGCTGTTTTCG